TGCTCTGACATAGTTTCTCTCGTCATTAACTGCGGAAAACCAAACTGCTATTTTCATTACAATCCAAATCGCCGCTAGTGGTGTGAAACAAGCAATAAGGATGATAGGATTCATAAGAACATTCCTTTTTCGTTCATGTATTGAAGTGTCTCTTTTAACCCACCAATATGTCTGAAACCAACATTAACTTGTGGGTATTCTGCCTCCTCACCAAATTCAGCAACAAAACCTTTCTGTGAGAAGTGCTGATTTAATTTATATACAGATATCTGAAAGTTGAGGTTTTCTAATAATGTTTTAGCACGTTCACATTCCTGATTGCCGTTGGAATAAATTACTGCTTCCATTACTTTTGCTCCTCGTATTCGATGACGATTCTTTTGTAGTTTCTACCGGTGTGATCTACACAGGTAATGTGAGTTAATTTACCACCCAATGTCTCTGCTATTTCATGCAACTGCCACCAGGGGATTTCTTTTTCGATTCTTCCTTCTACCATGGTCTTCTTCTGGTCGTCCCAGATATAATCGGTAACTTTTCCGTCTTTATCAGTGACGGTACAATTAGTTAGCATCATTACTCCTTTCAATCCAATCGTCGATTTGTTCTTGAGTGGGAACTATGATGCTAAAAGCAAGTCCATCTTCGATGAACTCTTCGTTCATCTTTTCATATGTTTCTGGTGTAATCTTTTCAGTCACGTTGCCTCCAATCATCTGGTTTGTCACGTTGAAACCAATCAACGATTTCATCGGCACCATCAAACCCCGTTTTATAATTGGATGGATCGGGGTCACCTAAACCCATCCTATTCATAAAATCGTCCATACTGCCTTCTTCAATATCTTGTGATGCTTGACGACGTGCTTTGTTCAACCAATCTCTAGCAAGAGTATGTGCTTTAGCAAGTTTTTCTGCCCATATCATGTCCTCTAAAGGGACTTCTTCGTTGTTTGCAATGCAACGACAAATAGATTCAAGACGAAGGCGGTATGCAGTAGATAACATAAATTTATGTCTCTTTATCTTTATTTATTTTTCCCATCAACTCCTTAGCTAAACGCAAAGAACGACGGTACATTAGATATTTTACCACAGGATTACGAGGATTGTTAGTTATCCACCACCACTGTCTCTTTATATTAGTCTTTGCTAACTTAGACACATAAAAAAATGCTGCTGCGACATTTTCATCTGTCACAACAGCATACATTATAACTCCAAATACAAGTAACCACATGTATTGGAGGTTCATTAGTGGAACTCCTGAACCCTACGTTGGTCAAGATATTCGAGAATGTCGGATCTCCATTCCATCAACTCGTGAAAACATTCTTGGTTGTGTGCACATTGCCTCAGTTCTGAATCTGGCTTTAACACACTTTCGTAGAATAGACCAAGAGCATCACGACGTTTTTGGTGCTTGTCACTCATGGAGACCTCCGTTTTTTTGTTTTCAACTGATTCTTGATAAAATCAACTGATTGTTTGTAGGTATTTAAAACCTTTATTGGACTACCTTTATGTATGATCATGAACTTTTTTCCACATGGAACAGAAGCCCACATACCATCATTGGTAACAAATCCAAGGGGATCCCCAAGTTTGGGGTCGAGGATCCCTGGTCTTGGAACAAAAGGTTTTAAAAAGTTGCTAGACATCAAAAGAACGATGCATTGACACCAACGACAGTTGCATTAGGATTCCGTGCCAGTGCAACTTCCTTTGCCTCTTGATAGTCTTTGGCATACACAGTCTCTTCAAAGACCTTGCCAGCAACATAGAGTTTGACTTTGCATTTCATGGGTTTGTTCCCTTGATTACCTATGTATTATATCAGAAGTCCAGGAACTCGTCCATGGCTTTATCATACCCATGAGACAGTTTGAGAGGTGGCATAACAGGATTGATTTCTCCGAGGTCACACTCGTAGTAGTTACCAATGTCCAGTCGGATGTGAACACCATCACCATACTCTTCATACAGTGGACGGGCAATGTTGTCTTCAACAACCACCACACGACGAGCAGTCAGATCAATCACCATCATGTAGTCGAAAGTCTTTTGAGTCTTGAAGTCTTCAAGAGTTTTCTTCTCACCATAGAAGTTCTTGACCTTGAACTGCTTTGTGGCGTGGGGATTTCTTTTTTGGAAGAGGTTTTTTCCCATCTTCATTTCGATCTTCTCTTCACCGTAGAGAAAGTCGTATCCTTTTTGGTCCACACGAACAAGGTTGGAGAACTGTGCGACTGCTTTCTCTACACCTGCGGCACGGGTGAAGTTGTCTGCATTTGTGATAAATCCTTTGTCTGCATACAGGGAGTCTGCAACACCGAAAATCTTGTTCCAGTCAACACTTGTCTCAAGGTGATCAATGAAGTGCTGCTGTGCTGTTGCGATGGTCATTTGTTTTGTGTAAACAGGTTAATAGTAGCATGATTCTGGGACTTACGCAAGATGCTGCCCAGAATTCATCGACGGATGACAGAGATGGCAGGTTCACCCTGCTCAAAGACGGTATCAACAACTGCTTGAACGGATCTAGCAGTGTTGATCCCCACTCTATCATAAACTGGGACACAGACAAGCCCATGTGTCTTCTCAGACCCTCCTAGACGGATCACACGACCGATTGACTGACTGATTCCGATATAATCCATGTTCCGCATGAAAAGGACTGCTTCCAGACCGTTTACGTTGATACCTTCGGACAGGATACTGTGGTGCAATACAACGAATTTCTTCTCAGGATCCTTGCCCCATGAGTTCAAAGTCTTAAAGAACTCTTCACGATCGACCTTCACACCATCGATAAATGCACCAGTCTTAGACGTGATATACATGCAAGAGTAACCTCTACTGCGGATCTCAGGAAAGAAATCAGATTCAGTCAATAACTTCACAATTTGTCTCGTAGACCGTGCGGCAATCAAGATCTTGTTAAGAGAATTGTCATCAATCGTAGAGATCAGATTGTCACAGTCAGACATCTTGAAGTCACCCTGAGGTAACTGGTTCACAACAACCTTAGGTGGCAGAATGTAACCTTCATCAACCAACTTGGGTGCAGGAACATTACAAATGATGTTGCCATAAGTCTTATAATTGTTCATTCCTGGTTTCGATACAGCAACAGAGTGTTTCGGAGTCGCAGTAAAGAAGTAGCAACGTTCAGCAGCAGAACTGAAGTGCTCTGTAGCAGGATGGAAATTTCTTTTGACACTGTTGTGAGCCTCGTCAAAGTAAATCGTATCAACATTGATACCAGACTCTTCAATACGACGTAGTGAATTGTATGTTGTAAAAATGAGTCGATTGCCATCAATATTGTCAGACCATGCTTTGACGGTCTTTGCCTTGGTAGTGCTAAAGTGATCTGTTTCTCCACTGTGAACATGCATCACATGTGCATCAACGTGCTCTAAGAACTCAGAACACAACTGTTCTGCCAAAAGAATACGTGGTGCTACTACCACATGAACTTGATTAGTAAATAATTTGAAATGGATGCTCGTATCCTCAATCATACACATTGTTTTACCACCACCTGTCGGTACGATCACCTGACCCTTCTGATGGTTCAGCATGGCATGAAGAGCATCTTTCTGGTGAGGACGCAGAGTGACGGTCATGTGTGCTTGAATCAATAAAGACATTATAGCAGAAAACCGCCTACTAGAAGAAGTAGACGGTTCTCTAAGTGGCTTATACTGTGATCTTCAACCCAGACAAAGGTAGTCTACAGAGATTCTCTTAACTTGTCAAGCGTCCGTTCTTGTTTGTTGCTCGACATCCAAAGAAAGATGTGATAGCATATCTACCATTACCTTCAAAGTAATCGGAATCTTTGATAGTAACTTTTCTGACAGCATGTTCTACCCAACCAGGAAAAATTACCATGGTATTGTTATCACATGAAATTTTAAAGTCATATTCAGGAAAAATTAAATCTCCACCAGAAAATTTCTTAGGTTCTCTATAGAAATAAGAAAATGCTAAAAATTGAAAGTCTCTGTCAGTATGTGGATCATAATATTCACCATCATGATAGTACCTGACTTTAGTACAATCCCAGTTTGATTTTGGTGCTATCTTGCAGCATGGATGAATTTCTGCAAAATTATTCAGTACTCCAGAATCAAATAATTTTCTATTTACGGTCAGAATATTTGATACAGATCTGTGCCCCTCATATACATCATCTAGTATGAGTGCCTTTGCATTTGTATTGTCAATAACACCACCGTAATCTTTTGCTTCCACTAACTTTCCCGGTTTGGTAAGAAAGTTTAGTTCTTCCCATACAAGTTCCAGTTCTAATTCATTATAAAAATTTTTAATAATCATCAAGGGAAAAGGTTCTTGATGAACTGTTGCCTCTAGAATTTCACTTTTCATTTTTAACAGTATCATTTGGAGTTGGTTGAATCCATCCCCATGTAGTAGCAAGATATTTTGTACCACCTAAGGGAGGATTGCCTCTATGAGTATGTGTATATTGGCATGGAAAGATAATTACATCTCCTGCCGATGCTTTTTCTCGTTTATTGATATATAAAAATTCTGTTTCTCCACCATCAAAGTCATCATTAAGATAGGTTTGAACAACAAATGTTCTACCACAACTTAAATAGTCACCATTCTCGTAGTGCCAGGAATGAAATCCCGCACCAGCTTCAAGTTTCTTTATTTTCATATCATAAATTATAAACTTTCTTTGTCCCAAAACAGTATATTTTTCTAGATACTGATCCACACAAGTTTTTAACTTGGGAAACATCAATTTATTGACTCTAGTTGCTGATGCAAAGTCAACTTCAAAGTCAACATTTACATTGATTGCTTTTTGATCCTGTAAGTGTGGATTTTGTTCTGTCCTAAACAACCTCTGTGTTTCTTCAAAAAATTCTATTTCTTGAATGATGTCTCTACACTCTTGTCGAGTAAAAGTCTCTTTATAGCGACAAATAAAATCGTCCATGATAAAAATGATACTAATACTACTATGTATCAGTATGCTTGCTGTCCTATTCCACCAGCACCACCAGATCCATTTGATTCTTTTTTGTTTCTTCCACCAGAAGCACCACCACCGTTTGCACCATTAGAACCTCCATCTCCTCCAGTGCCGCCTTCTGCTTCAGCATCATCTTCTCCTGCTCTTCCCTCTCCACCATTTTTCAAACCTCCATTACCACCTCCACCATTTCCAGTACCACCAGATCCGGCAGGAAGTCCATTTCCTCCACCACCTCCACCACCTTCGGCGTCGTTTTTGTCCCCCCAGTCATTTTGTTCTGCTCTAGAACCTCCACCACCTCCACCACCACCTGCGGAGATATATCCATTATTATTAAGTGTTGCGCCACTCAAATATCTCAATCCATTAGATCCGTTTCCACCATTTCCACCACTAGCACTTCCTCCGTTACCACCTCTTCCCACAACTTGTCCATTAGAAGAAACATCAATTATCATAGATGTTCCGGATGGCCAATAAGAAGAATTTCCAGTCTTAAATGCCCATTCACTAGTTGATGCTCCATGACTACTGTATGTTCCTGTTATATTGATAAAAATTTTCTTTCCACCTTGCCATCCAGAAGAATTTCTTGATGGTTTACTCCTAAAACCACCAACAACAACACCATCTCCATTATAATTTGCAGAAGCACGGTTGCCACCAGTGCATTTAACAACAATATTTAATTTTTTACCATAAAAATCACTAAATTTAATTTGACCAGTTTTTGGAATACCAGAGTCTAGTGGCAGTCCATTTAGAGACCCTATATTAGCGCTAATTCTATATGCACCAAGATTTTTATTTGGAGGAAGTCCAAACTCATTAGAAATCTCAGTAAATGATAGTGATGATCCTGAACTTTTAATAGTCATTAGTGTAGATTTACCCAAGAACTACCGGCATAAACTTGAAGTTTGTTAGTATCAGTATTGTAAATAACAGACCCTGGAGATGTTGCAACCCCAATCGACGACAAATTATTCCTAACTGCCGTAGTCATATTTGGGAAAACAGCAGGTCTCTGTGCAAACTTCAAGTCCAAGGAGTTTGTGGGATTTGTTGTGCCAATTCCAACCCCACCACTATCTGTAACTACAAATTTGTTTTGAGCTTCAGAATTTACATTTACAACAACATCTGATGCTACAGGATCTGCAGTTGTACCAACTCTGACAGAAAATATGGGTTGATTAGCATATCCACTTCCAGAAACATCTAACTTGGTTATTGTGGATGCTCCACCAACAACTCTTGCTTTTATTTCAGCATTTTCTACTGGATTTTGAGTTGTGGAGGGAACACTAAGAACTACATTACTACCATCTTGGGATACAACATTACCTCTTAGAGTTGCAGTAATATCTGAATTAGCAGCAAAACTTAAGTTTCCACCTACTGTCAAGTTACCACCAGTCTCTACAGTGGTTTCAAAATATGCAGCACCAGTAAATGTAGAAATGCCCTGAACACTTAATTCATGTTGTGGATTTGTTATTCCTATTCCTAATCTACCCTCACTCGTAAGGGTCATTAAACGAGCATTGTTTGCTCCTTTATGCCAGTGAAAATCTCCAGTGACAGCATTTGAATTAGCAGCACTCAGATGAAAATTGACATTATCTGTGCCATAATTGATTATATCCAGTGATTGTGCATTACTATATGGAAATCCAAAACCACCACCATATCTGAATTCAGCGTTATTCGTATTAGAAGTTCCTGGTTCTCTACCTACAGTCACACTTGCTGTTGCAGTATCACTTGTGACCTGAAGTTCTGTAGCACCAGTTGCTCTTTGTTGAAATGTATTAGCAGGTGTAGCAGTTCCAATACCGATAGAAGTTACCGAAAGTCCTGCACCAACAATAGATCCAGCAGTAAGATTCCCAGTTGTTGTTACGCCAAGGACAGTATTTGGAGATCCAGAAAGACCAGCAGCAGTTCCTGTTGTATTTTGATTAAGAGTAGGAACTCTTGCAGCATCAATCGTTCCAGAAGAAATATTGCTTGCATTTAAATTCGTTAATGATGCACCAGAAACTGTAGGAAGTGTTGCAGGAAAACGTGCACCAGGAATTGTTCCCGTCGTTAAATGTGCAGCATCAAGATCTCCATCAAATGTTGTTGCAGTTACTACTCCAGAGTAAAAAGCACTTCCAGTATCACCAGTGAAAGATATTCCAGATCCTATTCTTAAATCATAATTAGTGTCTGAGGTAGTTCCTATACCCACACTAATAAATGTTGAAATTCCTGCTCCTCCATGCTCAAAAGTCCATCCGGCAGTGGCAATAGCTACAATAACACCACCATTAAAAGAACTTGCAACTACATTTGTAGCAGTTATTTCACCCGCAGAAGCATCAAAACTAATTCCAGTTCCTACTTTAAGATCATCATAAAAAGTAGATACTCCGGTAACTCCCAGTGTTGTTACCGTTGCCAACCCAAGAATTCTTGCTCCACCATGAACATCTAATTTATTTGGTGCTTGTGGGGAAGATGTACCTATCCCCACAAGACCAGCAGAATTTACTACAAAATTGTCATTATCAACCTGTAAACCATTCCTAAAATTAAATGACTTGGGATAATTTGCCATTTTATATACTTTTTAGTTATTTAGTCTTTGTTCCAATGAATCGACCTTATCACTAAGTTCTTTGATTGCTTCAATCAGAAGTGGAACTAATTTGTGGTATGAAACTGTAATGTATTCACTTTCAACTGGTGCTTCTTTAATTGCTTCTGGAAGAACTGCTTGAACTTCTTGGGCAGATACACCTACTTCAGATGTGGTTGTTGAGAATCCAAGAGCACCGGCAGTTTCATTAAAGTTATAAGTAAATCCACTTAACGAATTTACTTTATCAAGAGCATTTGTAAGTCCAACTTTATTTGTTTTAAGTCGATCGTCAGAGACAAATGCGATAACATCTCCTGTTACTCGGAGATTTCCTGTCACCTCCACACCATCATTATTTGTTTCGAGTCTCTTACCAGTTGCAGCATCTGAGACGTTGCTAGAACCATTAAAGTATAAACCAACACCTACTCCAGTAGTGCCACCATCAGTTCCATATACTCTCATGTTAATTTTGTTGCCACTTAAAGCTGAGAACAGGAATGCTCCGTTTCCACCTCCACCACCATTAGAAGTAAATCTCAAAGGACCAGTTCCGGTATCACTGATGTAACTGGCAGATCCATCATGATAAATCTCTAAATCATCACTATCACCCAATCTAATCTTGTCATTATCACCTAGATCTAGATTTCCAACCATAGTCACATCACCTGTTAGTGTGGAATTACCATCAACAGCTAAAGCTCCTCCAACATGAAGATTCTCACTAATACCAGCACCACCAGTAACTACTAATGATCCTGAAGTCGTGTTGGTGGATGGAGTGTTTCCACTAACTTCAAGATTAGTTGCAACATGTAATGAAGATCCAATAGAAACATTCTTATCTACTCCAAGTCCACCATCAATTTGAATTGCTCCAGTATTTGGATCTTTGAATATATTATTTTGAGTATCGGTGAATTTTATTGTTGACGTGAACTTAGCAGTTCCATCAACTTTAATGTCACTATTCAAGTTGACTGGTCCGTCAAACTGCGAAAGAATTTGATTAGACTTTCCACCTTCAACCACTAGTCTTTCTTTGACGGTAACTTCATCAAATACGACGCTTAATCTAGCAGGATTTTCACCAGTTACAGTTGGGATCGGTGTGTCAAAAGTAGTCTCTTCACCAGTAGCAGAAGACTTCTTCTGGTTTCCAATGAAGAAGTCACCTCTATTATTCATACCACTGTAAACAACCACACCAGAGGACCTTTCCTGGGACTGTGACAAGAATTCTTCCCTTTCGGTAAGAGTTATCTCCTGAACTTGAGGAAGTGCCGTAGAGTAGTTACCAGGACCATATCCAAGGTATTCAAATGTATGACCAGAAGCACGGAGAATCGAAGGTCTTCTAAGTTCTATTGATGGAATTCTTACTTTTCTAATTAAAGAATTTGTATCGTGAGAAGATGCTGTGGTGGCTAATACTCCACGTTCAACTGTGATTTCATCACTGTTTGTTCCACTGAAAGTGCTGCTTGCAACTCTCATGATCTCATTATCTATTTGAATATAAGATCCGATCGGGAATCTATTTGCAGTTCCAATTCCACTATTAGAAATACTAAATGTAGTCAGACTATCATTAATATTTCCTGATTGTGTTAAAGTTGCCGTATCGTTATCAAATACAGTAAATCCTCTTACATCAAGATTTTCTCCTGTAGAATCAGAAACTGCATTATTTGATGACATTCCGTGCTTCAGAATATATCCGGAAGTAGTTGCAGCACTAAATCCTGTTATAGTGACCGTGGTTAATGTCTTGTCGGCAATAATAAAATCACCAACATTGTTGTTACTAGAATCAATAATTCTAACTTTATTGCCAACAACTAAACCATGTGCACTAGATGTAGTAATCACATCACCAACGGCACCACTAATTGCAATTGAAGGTCCTATGACAATTGCATATTGATCATCAGTGATAGTCGTATCACCAGAAGTTTTTGCAATAGAAATTTGAGTAGTGGAATCTACTGAAGAAATTCTATGATAAGTATCTGGGGTTGTAGTAGATCCGGTAAACTGGACTACATTACCAACAGCAACTTCACAACCAGATGCACCAATATTAAATCTAGCATCATTACCACCTACACCAATTCTAGCAGACTCAAAGAATAATCCTTCTGTTGCATCATTATTGGATCCACCACTTACAATGTCCGCACTAGTAACATCTCCTCCACTACCAACAACAACATTTGCTGTAGCACCTCTCCATGTTCCGGTGTTGCCACCACTAAGAAGTTTTACATTATTATACGTTCCTTGGGTATAATTGCTTCCTCCATCAAGAGTAGTATAAGTGACAATACCAGCAAGTCCATGATCCCTTTCAAAAGATATACTTGCACTAGTGAGGTTAGAAGAAACTGAAGATATCGTGAGTCCAATTCCAAGATTAGTTAATAACTTGTCAGCAGATTCTCTCGTGACACTCTTTTTAAGATCATTTGTTGAAACATTTCCTAGTGGAGATCTAGATGCAAATGACCTTGCTGGTAATGGATTATCATCAATATTGTCCCTATCCAACTGAGGATAAAGATCAGTTACGTTTTGACTGTATTCTAAGTCAGTAAATTCTTCTGTTACTTTATTACTTGCATTGAGCAAATATGTGTGATAAACTCCATTCCTATTAGTTTCATCATACTCTGAAATGATTTCGTTTCTGTAAACATAGATATTAGTTTGCAGATCATTTCTCTCAAATCTTGGCAGTTCAGCAACAGTTCTTGTTGAAGTATCATTCTCAAAGTTTCCTGGAGTTTTTGACGTTACATATTTGAACGTCATTGCATCAGTCACTTCACTGACTGTATAATCTCCATTATATCCTTTATTAAATGTACCAACTCCCGTAATGGTAGAGTCGTGTACATTTCTAATTCTTATAGAATCTCCAACATTTAAGTTGTGAGGAAGCTCTGCTACTACAGTGACTGTGTTACTAGATCTAGAGCATGTGCTAATAAATCTTGGATTTCTATCAAAATCATAATCTCCATTAGATCCAAAACTTGGATTGGTAATACTAATAGAACTTCTAGTAGCATCAGCATCTGTTCTAAATCCTGTGGTGCTGGACTCTTGAAGAATAAATCCAGACTCTGGAGTTTTTGCACCTCTAAATTGGTTTGGAACAACAACTCTTACTTTATAAATTTTTTCGTCAAGTGATCTAGTATCTTCAATTCTCTTGAGGAATGTAGGTTCTGATGCTCCTGTTCCACTAATTGCACCAATTGTATTTCCAGTTGGACTTACATTGATGTACCAATTACCAACAACAGAATCCCATTTCACTGGGTGAGATACATCTCCTGCTTCTTTATCAGATACTCTACTAATTACCTTTAAATTTGTTCCCCCAGATACTGAAATTTCTTCTCCACTGACTGATTCTGCTTCTGATGCGGCAAGTTTAAAAGTATTGTTAGTTGCACCAGTAACAAAATAAACTGTGTTGGTGTTTAAGTTTTCTGGCAAATCAGCATCATCACTGATGATAATTACTTTTTCTTTATCAGAAAATCCATGACCATTTGAAGTAAATGTATTTGTAGATGCATTTACATTAGTTACATTAACTTGCCTAAATGATGATTCTGCAGTAGCATTAGTCATTAAAATGCTTGCAGATTTTTCAACATTCGCAACTGTTAAAAATAATTTGTCGTTAACTTTTGCACCAACTCTATAACCTTGTGTCAGTACTGGTGGTTTTATCGATTCTGTATTAAATCCGTTAAGATACAATCTACTTGTTGTATTTGCAAGAGACAGATCGATACTTAACCAATCAATCGGTTCTTCTGTTTGTACAATTGATCTTGGTGGAATGATATGGGTAATGAAAGCCTTATTGTCCTTCTCAAATGCTTCCTTCTTAAATCCATCAGAGATCAATGATAATTGACCAAAGTTGGAGTTGGAGTTAGTAATTGAAGCATCACCACCACTTTCTGCTGAGAAATGCTTGTTATATCCAATAGCAAACACAGAAACAATCTGTAAGATTGCATCATTGGTGATTTTGATATGAGTTGTTTCCCAACCTTTTCTATAAATTGCTTCAGAGTCTAAATGATATACAGTTCCGGATGATGAAGATCCTTTAGAAAGATCGGAACCTTGTGCATTTGCTATTGATAATGCATCACTATAGTTTCTATTTGTGGAATTGTACTTTACAAATGCACGATCATCTTTTTGAAGTGATACACCAGTAAACTGTGCAACAACCATTGAACGGAAACCAGTTGCCTTGCTTCCATCGGCGTGCATTCCATTCATACCCCATACAGATCGTAGGGAGATATTAAAGATGTATGGAGAAGCACCAGATACTGTATCAGTTTCAATGGTAATTTTCTCCGAACCATTTTTTGGTGGGCTAGGTTGAATACCTGATGGGGAATCACTTACCTGATATGTAAATATTTTATCATTATTTTCATCAGACTCTACAACTACGGTAGAGATATTATACACTTGAGGAGTACTACCACCAACTCCACTAATACGAATTGGGGTGCCAGCATTCAGTCCATGAGGTGTTGTAGTTTGTACGGTAATTACATTAGTAGGAGTAACTCCATCTCCAGATTTAATGGTATCAATTTGAAGTGGATCTGCCCCGAATGCACCGACAATTTCAAATTCTGGTCTTAATGGAGCAAAACTATTCAAATCTGGATATGGATTCTTAATTTCTCTAGTACTACCAGTTCCATATGCAATTGATAGTTTCCCATAATACATCTGGAGATCTGTCAGTCCAGTTCCATCTTGCTCATTTACACCATCAGCATATTCAAATACTGTAAGTTTGTGGTGAGAGAAAGTAGCAGTGGTCGTACTACTTGAGTTGGGTTGTGTATAAACATCACCATATCCATCAAAGATAGAGAACTGCCAAAGATAACATGCACCAGTTACTCTAAAAATAGCAGAACTTTCTACTGTTGTGTCAAGTGGGTTTGGAATATATTTTGGACGAATCTTGGTCTTTCTTAAGTCAAGACCAACAATAGATGTTCCTCTAGGAACAATAACACCACCCTTAATACTATTAAACTTTACAAGATCATTTGCTTCTTGTGTTAAATCAAAATTAGAATTTAATGTTAGTGGTATCGGTCTTACAGATTGTCCTCCTTGAGGAGTTACTGTAGGACCAGAACCACTGATAATATAGCCGGGTCTATTGTCAATTTCGTGTTCACCTGGCATGAGAAGAATCGTTGTCTTCTCAGTTATATCATTATCATCACCTCTTAAATAAGAAAATCTTGCTGCTTCTAAGAGAGCCCTTTGAATGGTTTTAAAGGGACGAGCAAGAGAATTACCTTGGTTAGTAATGCTATCGGTAGAGTCCAAGTCAGAAGGACTTACATATAAAATACGACCTTCAGTATTCTTGATAAAATTGTCTAACTTATTCAGAGGCATTGTATTACTGCTTCTATACTATTTCTATGTTTTATTTATCCCAGCAGATCCTCTTCGTCATATGATACTTGTGCTTCATCAGGTAGATCTTGTGGATTTTCAATATCCATCATAAAAAAGCATGGATGTGCTTCTTCTTCGATTAAGTAGTTGGAATTTCTATAAAGATCTTCTGCTTCAAATGATTGATTCTTATCTGCTTCTTTGATTAAATCTTGATCATAGAGATGTCCATCCGGCATTTCATCAAAAGTAAATGGTATCTCGTTTATGAAATACATTTTCACGATTATACTTGCCTCGTTATACCAGCAAAAGGCAGTACTAACTTTGTATTTCTGAGACATAGACATCTCCTTTTTCTTTATATAGTGCGAGTAGGGAGACTTGAACTCCCACGGGCATAATGCCCAACAGATTTTAAGTCTGGTGCGTCTACCGATTCCGCCATACTCGCTTAGGTGCTTCCTGAGAGGATCGAACTCTCCTTAGGCAAATTATGAGTTTGCTGCATTCACCAGATTGCTAAGGAAGCAGATGGGAACACTGGGAATTGAACCCAGACTAAGCCCTTATAAGGAGCCCGCTCTAACCGTTAAGCTATGCTCCCAAATGTGTCAATCAGCGTCGTTGTTGTCTGTTGTGTGTATTCGCAGAAATTCTGCTTCATCAGCAGGCATGAATACTGCTGCTGTCCCGTCATCTCTGACCACTCCTATTGTCTCTCCGTCTTCAACTCTTTTGAATAATGAATCAAAATTTTCTTCCCATTCCTGTAATGTAAAAATTTCCATCAATGATCCACAGTTGATTTATTTAGTTAGTGACTGTAACTGCCGCATATTCAATTTGATCGTCATTAAGATTGGCAGTCACGACATCTAAGACTGCCATGAACTCATCGGCAGAATCACATTCTACAATTTTTTCGTCACCCTGATCACTCAGGAGAAGAAATGACCTGGAGCATATGTCAATTACAATACTCTCGACAAATTCTTCGGTGCTTTGCATGAGTGCTCCGTTGATTACCCATATATTATAGGGTATCTGGGTGGGGGTGTCAAGTCTTCATGATATAGCAGAGAGCATAGTATGGTGGAAGGTTCTTGTTAGTTCCAGTCTCACCTTCACTATTTACACTAATACCGGTTGTTTGATTTTGCGTATTTGTTGAGGAGTTGGACCTATCGAGTGCGTAATCAGCACCCACCGCGTAGGGATTACCCGACGAAGCGGAGGTTTGAAGGGTAAAGGTGTGAGCATGTCCCGGGTCAGTAATTCCGTGGTTGTGGCTAACAACAACAGCATCAGCACTACCACCAGTAGCATCAACAGAATAATTATTTCCAGCACCAACAACAAATTTATCTCTTAAGTCGGGAGTACTATTGTTGCCGTCACACAAAACATATCCAGCCGGAATTGCATTAGAGGCACCAGACCATAACATTATAACACCTGATGGTATGGCACCACCAGAACCAGTACCAGTACTAGCTTCGGTTTCATAATAAACAGCTACATGTCCGTGATCAAGAGTTCGACCATTTGCAGTTTTTATTCTTAATCTGTCAAGTGCATTTGTTAGTGATATACTACCACCACCATGTATTACTGCCCCGTTGCTATCACTTGTACCACCTGTATGTGAAATAGTCCAACTGTTTCCATTTACATTGACTAATTCTACAGTGATATTTTGTTCAAGACCAGAATTTGTATCATCACTAAGTCCATAAGCATTAGTTCTACTTCGTGCATCTGGACCGTTGTCTCTGTTATCATAAGATGATTGATATCCACTAGTAGCATATCCAGTACTATCACCAACATGCATAATAAGTTCATCATTAGCACCAGCATAACCAAAATTGTGAATAGCTACGGTGATTTTCTTAGCAGTGGATGGGATATTAGTGAATGCTGCTTCGGTTCCAGAATTAGTTGCTACTGTTCCATGTTTTACTAAAGAACCACCACCAGAAATAGAACCCGTAACAGTCAAATTACCACCAATGGTAACATTATTTGAAATTGCAGTGGTTGGTGCAGTCAGATTTAAAGTATTGTCACTTTGAATCGTTGGAGTTCCTGTACCAATTAATTCTAATTGCTTAACACCAAATTTCTTATCTGCCATTTGAAATAATTTTTAAATATTTAGATTTTACTATGAAATAGTCACGTTTCCACTAATAGTTAAATTACCAGAAATTGATAATTTCATCAATCCACTCATTCGAGCATCCCAAAGAATTTTTCTTGCTCCACCTTGTAAATTTCTATATGAATTCCAATTAGAGTCATTAGATGTTGTAGCTTCAGTTCCTTGAAGAAATTCTGCATCACTTGATTGATCTGTAACTTTGGTTTCTAACCAATTTTTCAAATCACTCCAAGTCCAATTTCTATTGTATTGAAGTTTAGTTGCAAATAACCCTGCACTAACAGGACAAGCAGAACTTGTTCCACCAAATCTTCGATCGTAAGAAGTAGCAGATAAAGTTCCACCTGATTGTACGATATTATAATTTGAATCTATTCTATAATTGGAATCGTTTCTTGGAAGATACCCAGCACCACCACCCTGAGCTCCAATAGAATCATCTCCAATAGTGTAAAAATCTACACCATTTCCCATGTTACTATAAGATATTTTCCGTTCTTGATAAGTTCCATCACCGTTTGAAACGGTCTGATCATCAAGAGCACCGACATTAAAGGTACGATAGACATCTACTCCACCACCATTATAATTTGGAACATTTCCAATACAATTGGGATTTCCGACACGATTGACCATAAGACCAAATGATTCTGCAAGTGATAATGTTCTGCTACTACTGGAACTTACGTAATTATTATAATTTGGATGATCACCTTTGACTTGTTGATTATTATTATTTCCTGAAGACCCTAAAAAGATTACTCCAGAATCAAGCATTGCTGCACCTTCAACCATCGTAGAATCTGTAGGTGGATACCAAAGAGCATGTCTATTACCGGAATAAAATTTACTTAACCATGCTGGTGAACTAACACTTGAACCCGACACACTAATTGTTTCTTCACCAGTCCCATCACCAGGAGTACGAAAATAAGCATAGTTGCCATTAGAAAATGATGTTGTTGATCCCCAACTATTACTGGTAACTGTTGGATTCTTTGTGCCGTCAGATGATCTACTTGGTTTTAAGTCATGAAAAACTTTCATGACTTCGTATAATATTGATGTGCTAACTGCTCCACTAGCCCAAATAATACTAATAAACCATTTATTTGCATTATATGCCCAACCATGAGTTTTTCCATATGATTGTGACATACAAGGAGTTCCATGTGATGCTAAAGAACCATTATATTGTCCCGTATGTAGAGAGGTATTACTCCCATTATGTGCGGATTCGGTATAGTTTGAACTAATAGATATTGATCCAAAGTCCTCTTTACTTCCTATGGTAGCAGTTCCACCTAAATCTGTACTAACATATTTTGCCGATCTATATGCTATGCTTTCATAACTCCACCAATCTCTTGCTACAGATTCAACTGGAACAGTAGTTCCATCCCAACGGATTCTTAATCTCGTATTAGGATTAGCTTCAAAAAAATCGGGATCAATATAATACGGAGCATGTAGAATTACGTCCAATACACCACATACTCCTGTTGTAGCAGAAGGGGCAAATCCACTTTTTAGTACATTTGTTCCAACAAAATTTGTGGGTTCACCAACACCAGTTTTGACAAATTCAACATGACCAAACCATGCTGATGTATCATTTACAATAATATCAACATCTGTCCCATCTCCATATTGTTCCGGATTATCTGTAATGATGTCACCATCATCAAGATTTTTCCACGGACTCTCTAAAGTTTGGTGTCTGTAGATTTGAGCAGCAGTTTTTGATAACCAAGAAGAATCGCTTCCACTATTAAAACCAGAAGCTGAGGTATCAAGGGATATTTTCACATTCTGACTATATCTTGCAGTTTTAGTCGCAGGTTCAGATGTTGGATATGTATCAAGACCTTTGTAAGTACCCTCATAATATCCCTCATCAATGTTCACACCAATAATTTTTGGATGATTTTTTAATTGTTCTGCTTCCGCATCTGAAATTTCGTAGGATGCAATTCGATCACAAGTTTTTTTTAAATTAGTACATTCAATTCTTCGATTTGGAATATTATCAAGTTCATTTTCATTAACAATATAATTATGAATTTCATTCCAGTCTGATGCATTTTCACATACAACACAATAAACTTTCGGACCTGTTCCATCAGGCACAAAACGCAGTCCCTCTGCCTTATGTTGCTCTATTCTTAGTGTTTCGTATTCTTCATAATTAAAATTTGTTTCTATCATTGATTTACATTACCTCACGTTTAATTCGATATGTAGTATTTCCAGTCACACCTGTCTCTGGTGTAGCTCGTAGTAAAACGTTACTACCACTAATCGTGGCGTCAAGTTGAACTAAAAGATTGTTGCTGTACATAACCGCAAATTGAGATGAATCGACTGTTGTTCCATCTCTCATTACTAGTAATTTTTGAGTTTGATAATCGGATCCATTCTTGACGAATACAGTGTATTCAAATACAAGTTCTGCGGAATCATAAGTGTAACTCTCTAATGTAGATGGAGATCCAGCAGTTGCGGTGAATGTTCCTGAAGAAACTGTTCCCCCACTACCACCAGAACTAGAACCACCACCTGGTCCCTCGCAGAGGATTGAGATGCGTCCACCATCAAAACATCTACTAGTACCATTCTCCGAAGTGAATCTGATACGGTCAAATACGGAGACTGTCGTCGAACTAGCAAAAGAACCAGCAAATTGACGCATACCACCACTGGTTCCGTGGGTAATTTGTCCCGTAGCAACCCAACCTCGGGTATTGTCTTGACGACTACGTTCAATCACCATCCTACCACTGGGGGTCGCACTATTTGAAGCTACGTTGATTATAAAACCATCTGTGCTATGTCGGATGCTATTTCCAGTCTGGTTTGTGGAAGATGAATTATAAACTCCGGCAGAGTAATTACCTGAGGTGTTGCCTAATTGAACCAACCAATCTTGACCTGACCCAGGAGATACATCATGAAACATGATGATAATTCTCTGAGTGTCTTCTGGTATTCCAGTCCACTCAACATTAGATCCAGTTTCGGATTGTACATTTTGATAATCTGCCAACCAAGTTTGATTATTACCAGAACTACTAGAACTACTAGAACCACCACCAGAACTTAAATCTTGAACAACTATCTGAGAGTAAACTTCATCTACACCAAAATTTGATTCAATACCCAAACCATTACTATTTTGAGTGGCAACACATCTATGCTGAAGCTTAAAGTAAGTTGTCTCAGTAATTGTAACGACAGTTTCTCCAAAAGATCTAGTTTGAGTATTTGGTTCTATACCAGAAGAATCAAATTCACTAGTACCTTGAATGTTAGTTGGGCTAGTAAAACTGGTGTTATTGGCATGGACTAATTGTGTTTTATGTTCTCCGGTGTTATATGCTGGGGCACTCCAATTTATTTTATAGGTTCCAGACTCTAATGCAAAATAGTCATTACTAGAACTAAAAGTGACAAAAGATTCTGGATCAACTTCCGTGTTTAATGTTCTATCAATCCATGAACCAGAAGCAAAACTACCACCAGCAGTTCCTGAAGATTTTACATCAGATAAAATTGCTACTTTTATAGTTCCTCCACTACCACCAGAACCACCAGAACCACTAGTCTTATATGAAAGACCAATAAGTCCACCAGTATCAAAATTACCATTACTAGTACTTACTTTTAATCTGTCTACAACTCCACTTATTGAATATACAGAACCAAAAGTATCAGATGAAGCAGTATCAGATCTTTTAAATTGACCAATTTGACTATAAGAATTAGAAGATGATTTATTAATAATCATCGAACCATGGAGCGAATCAGAAGCATCATCACTCCTAATTACGAATGATGTTGTAGAAGTTGACTGACTGGTTCCTTGAGCAACTTCGGATGAACTATTATAATTGCTAGTAATATAACCACTAGAAGTTCCCAATTGTACATCGAAGTCCGCTGCTTGGCTGCCTGATACTCCCTCAAACATTAGAGTTATTTCTAATGCGTCCGCAGGAATACCGGTGAATTCTACTGACGTTCCAGTTGCAGATTTTCGTTCTAGCAATACAAATCCACTACCAGATCCAGAACCAGAACCAGAACCACTTGTTGCAGTGTGCTTGATGATATAGCAGAGAGAATAATATGGTGGAAGGTTTGCGTTGGTTCCTGATTGAGTATTGTTTACATTTCCATCAGCATCTACTCCAGCGGTATCAGTGCGTGAATTTGAATTATAAGTAGCATCATTAGGATGTGCAGTATGAGAATCCCAATCAAGAGTAGCATCCGTACCTGCTCTTACAGGATGTCTATAACCAGACTCATTTCCATATGTCCCGTGAGAGTGAGAAGCAACAACAGAATTGGCACTACCACCAGTTGCACCAGGAGAAAGACCTGGATATGTAGTATCTCCAGTACTATCAGTAGCACCAATAATAAATTTATCTCTCAAATCAGGAACATTAGAACCAGTAATTGCCTGAAGTGCTGATGTTTGTGCTGATCCCCCATCACAAAGTTGATATTCTGAAGGAATAGAAGCAACAGAACCTGCCCAGGCAACAATAGTGCCTACAGGGTCTGAACTACCACCACCAGAGGCATCTTGCCATGTGGGAGCACTTCCAGAACCATTAGAAGTTAATACTTGACCAGAGGTTCCATAGTTAGCACCACTAAGACCAATTTGTCCAGAAGGTCCGATCTCAAACCTTATTCCACCACCAGTGGAATCCATAAATCTAAGTCTACCCGAATCAGTACTTGATGATCCATAAACATCAATTTCAAAAGCAGCAACATCATCTGCTGCTCTATTGAATACCAGAGATCCACCTTCATTAGAACTATCTTGTCTATGTATTTTTGGACTATCAGTATCAACAGAAAATATCTCCGTAGCATCAATTTCTACGGTGAATTTAGATTCTGTTGCAGTATCAATTATTTCTGCTTTTGAATCTCCTTCAGAAATTTTATCACTTGATGATGATCCTCCAGAAGCACTCTGCCATGTAGGAGCACTTCCAGAACCATTAGAAGTTAATACTTGACCAGAAGTTCCATAGTTAGCACCACTAAGACCAATTTGTCCAGCAGGTCCAATACGTAATCTTTCAGTTCCTTCTGTAGTTACCTTAAAATGTCCATCAGAACCAGTGTCTACAACTTCTGCTTCTGTATTTCCTTCAGTGATCTTATCTACATATGCTCCACTACCAGAACTATTAGACTTATATGAAACTCCAATTGTACCAGTCGTAAAACTCTGAGCTGAACCTGTAGTATGGTTAGCAAGAATTCGTATTCTGGTTATTTCTGCATCACTACTGATTAAATCTACACCACCATAACTTTGACATGCACTAGCACAATTCTCGCAATTGACTGGTCCATTGTTCCATCTTTTAAACTGTCCAATCTGCGTATAAGTCTTACTCGGACTTGTTCGAAGTAGATTGATAATCATTGAACCGGTAAAACGATTACCGGTAGCAGTTGCACCATTTCGATTATGAATTGGAAATCCAAGATCACTGGAAATATCGTAAGTTGCATTTTCTGCTTCAGAAGAAGCATAATATCCAGTTTGAATCCAACCAGAACTTGTCCCCAACTGCACTAACAGGTGGTAACTAACTCCTGTAAGTCCAACTTCATTGAGCATTAATGTAATTTCTCTTGCATCTGCAGGAATATTGTCGAATACTACTTCATTTCCTGTTGCTGCTTTTGCTGTTAGGAGTCCAAATGCATTTCCACCTGGAGCAGTATTACCACTTGGTCCAGTGTGCTTGATGATGTAGCAGAGAGCATAATATGGTGGGAGGTTTGCGTTGGTTCCTGTTTGTGTGGTTGAGTTGGCACCAGTATTAGTCCTACCCTCAGTTGATGTAGTATCGGTTGTAACGTTACTTAGCTCAGCACCATGAGCTCCACCTGATGCTAGTGTCCTATATGTTGCACGGCCATAAGTATGATAGTGAGAAATCAAGACAGCATTAGCACTACCACCAGTTGCACCAGGAGAAAGATTTGGATATGTGGTATCACCAACACTATCATAAGCACCAACAATAAATTTATTTCTTAGGTCGGGAACATTGGAACCAGTAATTGCTTGCAAGTCTGCCGTTGCTGCTAAACCTCCATCACATAACTGATACCCAGCAGGAATAGAGGCAGATGTACCAGACCATGCCATGATAGTTCCTACAGGCTCCCCTCCACCACCTCCACCAGAAGGAGCATCAACAAATTCTAAAGCATTTGCCGCAGAATTTACTTTTATCCATTTATCTGCAGTATATGAACTTGGAGTATCACTGAGACCAATGAAAGTAGTGGTTCCAATTGTAGTACTATCGACAAAATCTACACCATTTTGAGTGTTATTTACTACAAGAACTTTTCCTGCTGATCCAACATATGTGCTAGGAGTATCGGAAAGTCCTATAAATGTACTTATTATATTGCCACCACTAGAAGCTGCAGTTATTCTTCCATCAACATCAACAGTTATACTAGGATTGGTATAAGTACCAGCAGAAACTCCAGTTGCAATTAATTCTGTGGGTCCAACAGTATCTTGATCTATGTTCCATACCGTTCCACTACTACTAACGGTAATATCACCATAGTCTCCGTCAGGAACACCAGAACCAGTGGAACTAGAGGTATTAACTTTGATAATATAACAAAGTGCATAATATGGTGGAAGGTTTGCATTTAATGTCGATGAACCTTCAGTTGTGGTAGAACCACTGACACCTAAAGTACCAGAATAAGTGGTATACCACATTTTTCCATTACCACTACTGCTACTATCAGCATCCATGCTAAAACCACCATTGGTGTTAGTATTCCAACCAGCTACACCATTAGCAAATGCTAAATGATCATCTCCAGGAAAATTGTGTCTGTGATTAGCAGCACTAAGTGTTCCAGCACCATGATTGTGTGATGGAAGTGTTGCGTAAGCACTACCACCTGTTGCACCAGGAGTAAGACCTGGATATGTAGTATCACCACTATAAGGAACACCAACAACAAATTTATCAACTAAATTTGGAATATTGAATGTAATTACTCCATCACCGGATCCATGTATAGTACCTAGCGCAGTAAAAAGATCTGGATAATCAGTTCTTGATAATGCCTGACCATCACATAATCTGAAATTAGATGGTATATTTGCTGTGCTTCCACCCCAAGCAATGATAGATCCTATGGCTTCTCCACCGGGTGCTCCGGCAAACCCCATCTCTACCCATTGTCCATTATGGCGTACTTTTATACCCATCTTATACTATTCTTTCCTATATTTATGGTTCGATTGGCCAATTGACAGAAGACATATCCAACTCATACAGATCATTAAGTGTTGGAGTTGCTGTGGAAGGAAGGTCTCGAAGTGCTTGACGATAAGCAGACCACTCTGAAGAAAGTGTAAGGTCTGATGATGCTCTCCAATCAGTCTTTGCAATTCTTCTATCTCTTTCTTCCCGCAAAAGTTTCATTGCCTCAGCAGTATCAAGTTCAATAATCTTTGCATTGATTTCTTCTTCTGTTGGTTTATCATATCCATTTCCATTATGCCATTGAAAATCTTCTCCAACTATAGCCCACTCTGCTCCTGGTGCTAAAACTCCTAATGCTGTTGCAATATTATGTTTCATGTTTTTAATTTGCTATTTCTCTAATGATTATTTTTCCTACCCGGTTATATGTAGGTGAAGGAATCCAAGTATTCAAATACAATGTAGCACCAGTGTTGCTCCACAACCTTGCCTGGAAACTTATTTCAATAAGTCCAGTCTTATCTCCAAATACATGTTCTGCCGCATATGGTTGACCTGGTTGAGCAGCATCGGCATTTTCAGCTTCTCTAGTATTCCAACTATATATTATCGCACCAGCAGCATTCCCTCCATATCCAAGAGCACCCCAACCATGATAAGGACCTTCATTTAAACCACTTAGTGGTGCATAGGTGTAAGTGTTGACTTGATTCTGATTCCATCTAGCTAGACATCTTATACCAGATCCATCATTACTGGTACTTGCCATATAAGCTGGAAAATATGCAGTAATTTCTAAATGACTATTATTGCTAATTTTATTAAACATAAGAGCCTGTGAATTTCCATTATTAAAGGTGCCGGATGAATCTCTTGTGACATTATGTGAAGTCTCACGAATACCGCCTATACCAATATTGGTCCATGAAGTAGTATTAATAATATTTGAGGCTCCTGAAGCCCATCCAGTCGAATGGGTTGCAGTTTGTAATATTGTTCCACTAACAGTTTCATTAGAACCGGAAGAAGTGCTGGTATCATACCAAATATCACCATCACAAACATCTGTGGTTGGTGCCGTGGATCCAACGTAACGTTTTCCATATGCATTACTTGTAGACCCAATTCCAATGGTTGCAATACCTGCGGCAATTGTTACATCAATTGGATTGCTACATCCATATTCTGTTCTTGGTGTATTTTCGTCTGAAAATTGTTTTACGTCTAAGTCTGTTAGAGTTCCGGTTCCTCCAGAAGAAGCAATAGTAAATCCATTTCCATTACCATCTTCAGTGAGAGTGATATTTGCACCGGCAGTTACGAGAACATCATCAGTAGTGCCATCAGATGCTGTAAGTCTTATATTTACATTACCAGTACCAGGGTCATTTGTAGATAAATCATATGTTGTGTTATCATTAGCATCAGTTTGATCTAAAATATAGATCGTTCCTACCATGTAACTGTGATATTCGCAGATATAATATAACGTATTTGGTGCATTCATTGGAACATCAAATAATATTGTTCCAACTTCAGCTCCATTATTAGTAACTCCTGTATTATATTGATTACCAGTCCCAGTAGTAGCAGATGTCTTAATCCAAAATGGATGACCAGATGCATTGATTTTAAATTTATACTGCTCACCTCTTGTCAGGTAAATAGTCGGATTTGCAGTTCCGGATAAATTTCCTGGACCAGTAAAATTATAAGATGATCCACCAGTAACTTCCCATTCAGAAGTATAAGTTGCTATGGTTGCAATACCAGAATTTGTTGAGTATCCGGCAATGGTGGCAAAATTTGCACTATTGACGGTGAGATTTGTAGGACTTACCCAAGATGGTGCTGAACCTTGATTATATTGCAGCAATTCTCCAGTTACAGATCCATTGGAAATAAATTGTGTCGTATCGGCAGCACTTTGATATGGAATTTGATAAGATACTCCTCCTTTCAAATTAGTTGCTATACCAGCGTTATCTGCATAACTTACTACTAAACCTGTTGGGTTAACCCAAGATGGTGCCGATGAAGATCCATTTGATTGAAGTAATTGATTTGGATTGCCTACAGGTAAAACATTTGTATTGTTATTTGACTGTTGATATAATAACTGATTTGTTCCATTTATCTTTATGTCAGTGGCAAGTCCCGCGTTATCCGCATAATTTGCCTTACTTACAGTAGCATTACCAAAATCAATATCTACATTAGATGCTTGAGTTATTCTTCCTTTAGCATCAAAAGTAACGACGCCAACTTGAGTTGTAGAACCAACAGTCCCTTGAGTAATAATAGATGCTAATGTTGCCCCGGCAGTTACATCTTCATGACCTTTGAAGTCAACATTCCATGCAATATCACCTGTTGCCGCAATATTTCTAGAATTGCTTAATGAATCGGCAGTGGCAACATTTGCATCACTAAAGTTAATATCAACATTAGATGCTTGAGTTATTCTACCTTTAGAATCGAAAGTGACAACTCCAACTTGAGTCGTAGAACCAACAGTCCCTTGAGTAATAATGTCTTTTAATGTAAGTGCAAACCCTACATTTTGAGTTCCATCAAAAGTTTTTCCTACTGCTACGATATCATCAGCATTACCTTCACCTAAAGTAAATGTTCTAGGAGTTTCTAACTTTTTAGCAACATCAGCTGTTCCCTGAAATGTACCATTGAAAAGTGTTGCATGAACATTTCCCCACTTTTTATTGATAGATCCCAAATCATAAGTATTATCATCATCGGGAATGATATCACTATCAACCTCAGCATTAAACACTACTGAATCAGTATTAGCATCACCAAGTGTTGTATTACCATTTACTGTAAGATTTCCAGAAACAGTAACATCATCAGGTAAACCTATTGTCAAAGTTTGGGAAGATGCACTAGTTTCAATTTCGTTTGCAGTTCCTGATATTATGAATGATTGACTATCAAGATCAACAGAACCATTTCCAGTATCTCCCGTAAAATCTAAATCTACAGCATTAATTTGATCATCAACATATTTTTTAATCGATTGCTGAGTTGCTAAGGCATCATCTCTATCAGATGCCATATCATCTTCATCAAGAATAGTAGTGATACCAACTAAAGTTTGATTTGGTTTTCCGATTTCTAATTGATTTATTGTGGCAATGCCACTGATAACCATATCTTCACCACTAAGATCATCATAAAAAATATCATCCTTTACATATAAATCTCCACCAACATAAAGATCTCCTCCAGTTGTTGTGATACCACCAGCAGCAGCAAGTGTTACTGCAACACCAACAGAGGGTCCAGTGAATGATACTGCACCACCAACATTCAAATTCTTCTCAATACCAACACCACCTTGAGAATAGATAGATCCATTATCTTTACTGGTTGATTGTGTAGCATTATCTACCAATAAAATATCTTTTACCTGAGTTCTCTGTCCCTGAGAATCTATAAGTAAGTTTCCGGAAAGAGTAGTTAATGTATTTGGATTATTAACTCCATCAACTCTAATGTTACCTAAACTTGAGATTCCGGATACGTATAAGTTTTCAAGATTGAGGTTAGTAACATCTAAATCCGTTACAGTCGCAACTCCTGCGTGTAAATGTGTTACTGTGGCAAATCCTATAGTTGTAAACCCAAGATATGCATTAGTTACGGTTGCAAATCCTATTTCTGCCGATCCGATAGTGGTAACTCCAAGATAAGAATCAGTTGCCGTCAAAAATCCAACCGTAGCTTTATTTGGAAGTATATGATTGAAAAATGCATTACCTACAAACGTAGATACACCAACAACATCTAAAAGTTCCTTAGGTTGTGTACTTCCAATTCCAACCCTATGATTGTTAAAATCATAATAAAACTGTTCTGCACCACCTACAAGACCGGCAGCATTATGGAATTGAATTTGACCTATGGTTCCACCAGCACCAGAAATAACTGCTTGTGGTCTAGTCCATAAAAGACCACCATTCAACTCTTTTACTAATAAATCACCAGTGTTTCCTGGTTGATTCGTAGAATCATAAATTGTTCCTGTGATTCTAAAATTTCCATCAAGATGTAATCTCTGAGTTGGATTTATAGTTGCAATACCAACAAAACCATTTGCATTTGTTGTTACAATTGTTCCACCAGTTCCTACAGTAATTCTATCTCCGGCAGCAAACAATCCATTATTAAAAGTAAATCTAGTATCTGTAGAAAAATCACCGCCATTTTTGAATAGTACTGAATTATTATTTCCTGGAGGTGCAACTGTAATAGTTACTGCAACACCTGGTTGGGGCAATTGAGTACCTTCTGCGGTAACACTATTACCTAAAAAATTTAATTGTGTTGTGCTACTTAGACCACCAACAAGTGTTCCTTCTTCAAATACACTAAGTGATCCTGGAATAATACCACCTTGGTTCGGAATCCAAAATCTTTCTCCTGGCCTATCAATAAAACTGACGACGATATATTGTTGTCCGGCAGGTAAATCTGGAGATCCTTGAACACTGGGACTATCTCCAAGATTTGGTTCGGCATCTCCAACCGACAAATATCTATATCTATCTGCTGATAATGCAGATTGTGGTGTTTTTTTAGATCTTCCGGAGATATACTTTGGCATCTTATGAAATACTGTTCTCTAAAATACTCATCACCAATTCCATTTGTAATGGACCCACATTACCTCCACTAGGGGAGGTACCTACATTTACTTGAAATGTATTGGTTGTGGCATTTGATATTGTTAATACACCATTATTTAATTGAGAATTTGATGTAGATGCGGGATCTGTTGGTCTTGGATATGGATGATTTGTCAAATAATTATCCATACTACAACTAAAAGTTATTCCATAATCTGCTATACTTATCGTATTTCCATTCGTTAATGAATGACCCGGAATAGTCAAAGTTAAAATTCCTGTAGCACCATCATAAGTTGCGTCAGTTGGTGTAAAAGGACCAGAAGCACTACCAGAAACTACAGTGACAGAATTAGTTACGGCACTAACAAATTGGTGTTGAGCAGGTACATATGTATGAGGAATACCACTTACTTTTCCGGCATCGATGGTAAAGGTTTTTGATGTTCCGACATTATCTACAATGCTGTCAACAGTAAAACTTCTTTGTGGTTCTGGGAAAATACTTGTGGTTATACTTGCACTATAACCTGCACAATCAAAAACAATATTACTCAGTGTTACTTCATCATCTACATTAAATCCATGAGCATTATATGTGGTGATAGTAGCTACTCCTGTAGTATTTGTATATTCTACATTTGTAATTGTTGTTATACCAGATTGAACTCCTCTAATGACAATAGAGTCTTGTTTTAATGCAGATCTCTCCAAAACAAGTCTACCATCAACAATCACCAAAGAATCTTGTGGTGGAATCTCACCATTTTTTATAACCCTAGTATCTCTAGTGTTTCCTGCAGTTTTACTTGCAGTGCTCTTTCTTCTATGAGTAAAAGTTACAGTAGGGTATGTTGTTCCTATACCTACGTTTGAAACAGAAGCATAAAGTACAATAGAAGATACTCCAGTAGGTGCTGTATAAACAGTCTGTTCTCCTGGTGCTACTGGAACTGCAATCGTAATAAACTTATTAAGTGGTGCTACTGCCATATTATCTCAACGCAAGTATGAGTGGGGTTACTTCTGCCTGTATTGCTTTACTAAAATCTCTTCCTCTAACTGTTGATGTTGTTTGATCAACTTGAATTCCTTCACCAATTTCAAAGTTTCCTTTTTGATCAGTTGCGGTGAACGGAATTTGTGCACCATCTCGGAAAACAATTTCATTTTCCTTGATTGGAAGAGCACCTTCAAATGGTAACGAAGTATTTATGCTGGTACCTGTACCAACGTATTCAAAGGAATGAGAACTCGTTAGGATACGACTAATTCTTTGTAAAGTAAATGCATCATCCGGGAACAATTCATAAGGTATAAATTCATTGAAAGTAACTGTCGTAATTCCAGTTGATGTAGGATCTGTTGCCTCTGATACTGTATAGTATATTGGTTCCATTACAGCAGTTGCAAGACCAGTATTGCCGTTGATTTCAACTACAATGTTTTGTGTTGGAAGATAACTTCTACCAGAATTAATGATGTCAATGGAAGTTATTGTTCCGGCGGCACTAACTGTTGCACTAGCCTCTGCCACAATTCCTTGTGGTCCTTTGGGAGCAACAGTTCCATCAAGATCTCTAATAATAACATCTGGAGGATCTACTTGACTAAATCCAGAACCACCATTAAGAATTTTAATTGATCCAACATCATTCAATGGTGCAGTTATGGCACCTGTGCCAACAGCATCTGGATAATTTCCTAAATCAATCTTAAAATATGCTGCCTGTCCATCAAATGGTCTTCTTACATTTCCATTGTTGTCAACAACATTTGTAAGCACAACAGTGTCCTGATTTTCTGGAAGTGTTGATGTAATAATATCTCCACTAGGATTCGTGTTACTAATAATTCCACTATATTGAGTGCTTCCAAGACCAACAGCAACTAATCCAAAATTACCAAATGATGAGTTGGAGTTTGTGAGATCGCACTGTGCTCCAGTATCGGCGTAGATTGCAATGTCACAGTTAATTGTGAATATAGAAACTAACTGAGCATAAGCATTGTTAGTCAATGATACACCAATGCCTGCTTCATTATATTGAGTAAATGAATCGCAAACCATTGATTTAAGATCTGCACCAGGAATTGATGCTGTTGCATCATCTCCATCAATTCTCATACCAATACTTCCTGTCATAAAGTTGGTACAGTTTCTTACATAAGGAGATCTCCATCTTCCACTAGATCCCTCAGTTATCGGACCCAATTGAATAAATCCAGTATTTGCTTGTTTAGAGGAGTCTGCTGGAGCAAATGCAACTGCACCTGCTCCCGTGTGTTGAACTGTAATACTAGAACCTGCAAAGTTTAAGTTCTCGATCAGACAACCTCTTCTCACATGAAAAACATCTTTTGTAGGATTTTGAGGTACAACTGTAACTAATCTAAGATCTTGTCCTGTAATAGTTACGTCCGTTCTGAGACCCACAGGATTATTTTCACTATAAACACCTGGTCTGACTATGATAGTATCTCCATCTTGAGCAACTGCAGCTGCGGCACCAATAGTAAGTTTTGCATCACCTTCAAGCAATCCAGAATTTGAATCATTACCATTCTTTGTGACCCAAATAGTATTTTTTGTTTCTACACCAGAGGGTCTCCAAGATACACCAGCACCAACTGATGATAATCGATAATCTTTTCCTGCGACTCCTGTTTGTTGATTGGTATCTATTATAGAATTATCAAGTTCTAATGTACCTACAATTTTTGCATTATTATCAACGTTTAAATCAGTACCAACAAATAATTTCTTTTCAATTCCAACTCCACCCTCTACAACAAGTGCCCCAGTGTCCTTACTACTTGAATCAACAGTAGATTCTAACTTGGTTTCTTCACCAACAAATAATTTTTTAACAATTCCAACACCACCATCAATTTGAACTGATGCATTTGTAGTACTAGTAGCCTGTGTTGTATCATTAAATGTAGTTGCACCATCAACATCTAAGGTGTTGTTGAGTGTAGTTGCACCATCAACATCTAAACTATTATTGAGTGTAGTATCACCATCAACATCGAGAGTGTCGTTAAGTGTTGTAGCACCATCAACATCTAATTGAGAATCTAAAAATACGTTATCACTTATAGTAACTATTCCACTTACAAAGGCATTTTTAGCAACTGTTAATCCACCACCAACTTTAGTATCACCGAATACTGTTAAAATTCCCCCAAGAAAAGTATTCTCAGTGACTGTTAAACTAGTGCCAACAGTTACACCAAGACCTACAGTTAAACCAAGACCTACATCAAGACTCTTTGTTACTGTTACAATACCTGCAATATGAGAATTTCCAATAATATCCAAAGCCGTATTGGGAATCGTACTTCCAATACCAACATTGGTCATTCTATAAATGGGTGCATTGGCACCTATTCCATCATGTCCCCATAAATCTTTAGTGTTTATTCTTACAATGACATCAGGATCATTTACATCGGGAACAGGAATTAAGGTATCTGTACCAAGACCCAAACTATTGATTTGTTTAAAATTAAATACTGTAAACGATTGTGCAGCACCAACTGTAGGATTATTTGGATCATTAGATAGGTAAATACCTTCATCCTGAACAAAAACACCTTCAGAGAAGGCTGGTTCAAATGTTACCCAACGAATTCCAAATTCATCACGATTCAAAAATGCTCCGTTTGTGCCTGGAGATCCAGCAGAATCATAAATGTTTCTCGAAATAGAGGCAGAACCCCTAACATCCAGCATCAATTCTCCTTGTGCTGCATTATTAAGTCCAACAATTCCATACTCAGGATTTGTCGTTCCAATACCAACTTTTGCCTGATCAGTAATTACAAGAGTTGCACTTTCATCAGAATTAAATTGAAATTTTTGTAGAGGTGTTGCTGTAAATATACCAACTCTATCTGTTCTTGTATCTGCAGTAAGTACAGTTCCACCGACACCAACATCAAGAGAGGTTCTTACTTCTAAAATTGAAATGTCTAATTTCCCATCAATCGTAACATCTTTTTCAAACTTGGCATCTTGTTTGAATAGAGATTTACCAGCATTTAATTCCTCAAAGCAAGACTTTCCCCATATAGTAACATTTTCAAATACTGAGTCTCCATCTCTAGTGAATGATGGGTTATTTGGTGTAGGGCAGTTTGCCATTTATCAGAATGCTCCAAATGCTTTTTGTGCTATACCAAGAGATGACATACCAAATGCTGCGTCTGCAATCAAAGTACCAGAAAATGACTTCAAGAAACTACTTTGTACCAATGAATCTGCAAGTGTTCCTTTTTTAGCCTTAATATCTAACTCTTGAGCTATAATTTTTATTTCTTTAGTGCTATTACCATCAGCATTACCTATTCTAATTCTAGGTGCTTGTAAAACAATTTCTTTACTTGCATCTAAAACTATTTGTTTGGCATTCATTTTGATGTGACCTTTTGCCGCATCAAACGAAACATCACCTCTGTGAGCTAAAAACTCAAATGCACATAATCCAGATTGACCTGCAAGACTTTTATGTCCCGCAGCTTCAAAAAAACAAACTCCTTCACTTTTTAATTTTGTCAATCCACTTTCAGTATGTGATTGAATAAATTTTAAACCTGAATCAGTAACAGATTTTATACAGAATGCCTCTCTACCAGACATTCCCATTTCTTGATTGCCAGTTTCAACAATCAACTTTGGTCCAAAAATTTCTGTAATTCTGGTTTCTTGTGTGACTGCCATAATCAACTAATACAATCAATAACTTGAATAATTTCAGTCTGAGGAGGTACAATATTCATAATAGGTCTCAATATTGCTCCAAATCCAGTTGTACTATCAATATTTAGATCAGGCAGTCCATTGTATGCAAATCCTGGTTGAGGAACAGCATCAATAATTCTACCATCTCTAATTGTCAGATCAACTCCTTCAATTTCACCATCAAAGTAATCCTCTCCGGCATCTTCAATTATAATTTTTTCAACATAAAGTGGCAGTTCTTCAATATCTGCAGGATAATTTTCACCCTCACTGATCATTGCGACTGCAATAATTTGTCCATAAGTGGGTGATTTTGGTTTTTTATCTATAATTGCACGACCATATGCACCATATCCTTTATTACAACTGTCTTCAAAAGTTACTACAGGAGCACTTCTATATCCTTGTCCAGGATTAGTGATATCGACACCAACAATTTTTCCAACTTTTGCAACATCACCGACAGTATCAGTCAAGTCTAGATTATCTACAATCCCACCAAGAACTACATTCCCTGCGCCACCAAATCCATCACCACCGAAGAACTTCATTGTTGGTAGACCACACTTAGTCACATTTCCAAAATCACATGGTCCGAGAGTAGATGCTTCTTCAAGAGGGGATCCAAATACTTCCCATTTTCCATATTTTTTCTCAAAGTCTGTTGCAAGATTTTTAGCTCCTTGAGAAACTGCCGTACCACTTGTAATCCCTTTGAATTTTTTACCAATCTCAGATTCAGCAAGATCTTTCAGTGGTCCAACATCAACTTTATACTTACTTGTTGTAGGACATATTTTTTCATCACCACAAGAAAATAATCCTTCAACTTTCTTTAGAACATCGATACCAGTTGTCAAGAAACTTTTTGGATTGAAACTAAAAAATGCACCTAAAATTGATTGAATCGGTCCAAGTAAAGGACCAGTTATAGAGTCTGTAATATTTACAAGATCATTGAAAAATCCACCGACAATTTGATCTGCTACACAAGAAACTCCATTAACAACATTCTTTACTGCTGCGGTCAAAAGATCTTCTATGGCATCTTTAGCTGCATTTATAATTTTTGATGCTCCACAGAATAATCCATCAAACAAAGTTTTAACTAATGGTGGTAGAGGAGTTTCAATAAGTTTTATGATTGGTATAGGTGTGTTTAAAGAAATTAAAAATCTTTCTAGTGCGGTTATTGCTTGAGGTATCAACTCCGTCAATTTATCAGTTAATGATCCTAGACTTTTATTGACGAATCCGGTTATGGTATCTCCAACAAGATCTACCGTTTCTCTCATTTCATTTTGAAATCCATCGACATCATTTTGAAAGTTAGAAATAGTATCAAAGAAGTTATTGACATACGCATCCATTCTAGCAAAGGTGGAATCTTTACATGGATCTGCTTGTATAACTACCTGTCCACTGGTAGAAGATTCCGGTTTATTACAACTCATGGTTTATTTTCCTCCGTATTGATATTTATTAACTTAATGTGAAAGTTACACCATCAACTTCTTCACCGGCAAGAAGTTTTTCTGCCTTAATTGCTTCTTTTATCTCCTCCTGCTCTTTTTCATTCAAACCATTACCAGGTGGTTTTGCAACTTCGGATGTTTTTGCTTCTGCTTCAGGATCAATACCAGCTTCCCTCAATAATTCTTTTTTATCTGTATCTGTAGGTTCTGGTTTTCTTGCACTTTTATCACTTCCAGATCCTCCAGGAAGTGCTCTTGGAACACATGGAGCAGAACTAGTCTCATTTGTTTCTGCTCTACCCAAAAGTCCCAGTGCTTTATTTTTTCCCTCAAAACCAGTCTTGGATTCAAATCTACCTTTACCATAACGAGTTCCTGAAGTTCTACCCAGACAACCGGTTACAACTGGTTGTTGTCTTGCAGAACCATCCAAAAATTCTCCAGTTACTACATCACCCTGAGTTAATCTTATTGTTCTTTGCCTATTTGTAGCACCAGTTCCATCAGTAACACCTAGCTGAACCAATGCATATGTAATTTCATCATCGGCAAGTTCACCCTCTTCAGATGAGTGAAATCCCATTATAGCAACTTTTACTCTAAGTCCAAAACCACCAGTTCCCTCAATTTGAGTTCTTTGAGCACTGTTAGACAAAACAATACCCAACCACTTATCGTTGCCTACTCCATAAAATTTTATACTAGAAGATGGTTTTTCCATTATTGTGATTTAGTAAAGTTTAGTCCGTAAGAATCACGAATTAAGTTCATCGAGGTGGATGCTTTATTTGGCTCAAAATGATGACGAAGTGCCTGGATTATATAGTTTCCACTTTGAACCTGATCTGGTCCCTGTTCTTTATCTTCAGATGTGGATTCTACTTCCAACTTGATGACACTACCCGCCTCAAGAGTAGTGTTGCATGGAATTGTTGCAGTATTGATTTGTGAGAACAAAATATTATATCTTGTGCTACCCGCAGCATAATAAAGTTCTGGACTATTATTTACATCTATATCAAGTCCTTCTGCACCAACATCAAAAATTGCGGTTTGAACCCTATGATATTTTTTGCCCTTGTCAAAATCTTTCTGTAGCAACTCGGGAGGTGATTGTTTCTTACCCAATGATGAAAACTTAGGATCTTCTGTAAGACCTTTGTTCGCAACTGATATATCAATCTCAGTGAATCCATTAGTTTGTGGATTAAAAAATATATTCTTTGATGCATATACACCAGAACGAATTTGTGACAAAAGACTTTGATCTTTTACCATGTTCAAAGATGAAACTTTATAATCATTAGAGTTATCTTTTAGTTCTGCCGTTGAGATTGGTTGTCCCGTAAACCTATAAGTTTTTTCAAATGGATCTTGATTGATTAGTTTATCAGCAGAAATGAATTTAAATCCACTTCTAGTCTCATAGCAGAAATAACCAGGATTCGTAATACTTGACGGAACTGTGCGAATACACAACATAGCAATTAAGTCAAGAGGTCTTTTTCTCATACCAAGAAAAGAGTATGAATTACTAGACTCATCAATATCAATTTCAGAGTCTTTAAATAAAAGATCTGTTTTAAGTAATCGTTTTACGGAATCACTAATCTTACCATTAAATCTTCTAGAGATCCTTGTAGTCTCATTTAACCAGGCAGTTCTTGTTGAGAATTTTATTGCTAGTGTCTCAGAGTTTGAAGAATCTACGACACTTACATCAGTGACATACAATTTTTTATAGTCATCATTTTCAAAAGAAAAGTCTATTGCTTCTCCAATCTCAGAATTTATTTTAACTAAGAGAGTACAACCTGCACGAATAGGTAATGATGTATGAAGAGCACCCAATCTATTTTGAGTATCATCTTTAGATTCTGCAGAACCACCAGTGCTGGAGATTATTGCTACTCCAGTAATAATTGGAGATAGAATGTTTTCAAAAAAATCAAAACTTATGATTCTCATCTCAGGAGTTTTGAACACATCAACGCGATTTGCTCCGTCAGGTGATATAATAGTAAATTTTTCGAATACTGACCCTTGTGCTGATGCCATTTACGGTATATTGTTAAGATTACTAGAATTTGATCCGGAAGATCCTCCCGATGCAGAACTATTTAATCCACCACCAGTCGGAACTTTAATTATCTTTTCAACTTCGACTGGCATAATAATGACTTGATCAGAACCTCCATCATCTGTGGGGACAGAAATATTATCTGGAGAAACTCTTGGTTTTACAGATGAAATTTTAGCACCCTTTCCAATAGCAACATTGACTGAAGTTGGTTTAACTGCTTCATAAGCTGCAATAAACTTCTCTTCAGCAGGAGTTCCGGAAGATCCACCAAGTTCAACTCCAATGCATCCTGCAGTTCCATTACTGCCAATATCACTGTGCACCAATAATTGACTTCTGTTGCCGATTGAACCACTTAGATTGTTGATGTAAGCAGACCAAGTTCCTACCCCATCAATATATCCATGTCTTTGGAAGTCCAATAAAGGATAACGACCATCTGGTAATGGATTCAAAGCTCCAGAAATATTTGCCCTGTCACCTTGAGAAGTATTTCCAGTTCTGAGCACTCCACTGATTGCTTCCCATGATCCAATTTTTTTACCAGTGGCATCATTCAGAACCAATTTACCAGTAGCACCATCACCATGTCCAATAAAATCAAGACTCCCTCCTGGTTGTATTGGTCCACTTGAAATTTCTACATTATCACCACTTGGTGAAGGTTTTCTAGTTAGGAAACCACCAGTGCCAGGAGCAGATTTTTTAAACATGCCCTGGAGATTTTTGATATTTTTTCTGAAAATCTCTATGGATCTTTTAGTTTTTCCTAAAGACTTTGCAAACATCGAATATGATTTTTTAGGAAAACTTCCTGAAGTTGTTTTTATATTGGATTTCTTTGAATCGGAAGTTTTACTTTTTGGAGGAACGACTCCACCTCTATTTCTCATCAACGGTTGTTGTCGCACTGGAGCAGGTGGATTAAAGTCAGATCCACCAACAGTATCTCCAACTCTTATGACACTTCCATCAGACATTACGTTTGGATCATCGGCATTTCTAGTTGTAACTTCATCAACTCCATTATCCAAATCCAACTCAGAAATACCAACATTCAAATCTTTATCTAAAGTCTTTAGTTCACTTTCTATAGGATTCAAATCAACTTTTGATTTTGCATAAGTCGGAAATAATTGATCAAAAATAAATCCAAAACCAGTTCCAATAACACCAAATATTTTACCAGCAATGTCTAAAGCAGGTTTTACCTGATCAATGAAGTTACTTACATTTTCTATTATTTTTGGTAACTGATTTACAAGAAATCCCAACAATAAAGTTCCAAAGAAATTCATCGCTGTATCAAATATGGGCATAACTTTTGATGTTATCTTCTGTGCCCCTGCTTTCAGAAAACTTGTAACTGGTTTAATTTTTTCGGTTGCCTTTTCTTTTTCCTCTCTTTTTGCTAATTTTGCCTGCTTCCTTAAAAATTTATTTTTATTGATCTTTGCTTTTTGAAGATCTTTTCTAGACTTCAAAATGAAACTGTCTAATTCAGTTACACTTATTTTTACTTTGTTTAGTTGAATATTGTCCATTTATCAGGCTCCAAATATTCCTAATTGTTCCTTCATAAACCCAACAAAGAAATTGGAAGGATCTTCGGCACCTAATACTGGAATAGAATCACCAGCAGGTTTTGGTTGATCTCCTCCAAGAGATGTCATCGTTGTTTGTTTTTGTGGTGGCATCATAGTAACACCACTTCCCTTACGTTTGGCAGGAGGTTTTAACTTTGAAGCACCACCACCTCCACCACCAGACGATGGTGTTATTTTTGCAGCAGAAGCACCACCTCCACCTCCTCCAGATGACATTGTAGGAGGTTTTTTGTTTGTCATCACTTCTGACAAACTACTTAGAACTTTTGCAAATTCAATATTTGCTTTTTCAAATTCTAAATTATTTTTTATTTGAGATTCGAAAGTTTTTTGAATTACATTATACATTTCACCACTAGTAGAATTCATAGCTGCTAAAGTACTAATACCCCAAAGATTAGTTGCATCTCTACTAGTAACAAATTCACCTGGTGTCAACATTGCAGAAACACTATCTTTATTTGGTCCTAATTCATTTCCTGCAACTTTACCGCCAGTATTCATTTCAGCAGATTCTTTATTATTCTCTTCATTTTTAGCACCAGTTATAAAGTCATAAATTTTACCACCAACAATATCTCCAAATATACCACCAGCAACTGTGCCAAAAAATGGAATAGGCACCAATGATCCTAGTGCACTACCTAACATGGCACCTACTGATTTTGCTGCTGCTCTTCCAATAGGTTCTCCGAGTGCTAATGATACTGCAAAATCAATTAATCCACCAAAAATAGGAACTCTTTTTAAAAGAGGTCTTAAGAATTTAGTAATTCCTTTTAAACCCAACTTTGATACAACTCTTGATCCTGCTTTAGAATATCCTCAACCCTAGCAACTGATTTTGCTACAATATTATTATTTCTTACACCACCTTTAAATCTATTTTTAGCAGCATCTCCACCAAATCTTCTTTCAAATCTCTTTCTTGCTCCCTTAGTAGATTGTTGATTTCTTATTTCTCTTCCTGGTCTTACTGCTCTTCCTCCTCCACCACCACGACCACCACGACCACCGGTAACAAATCTACCGATTGCTCTTACTGCTCTAAAAAGAGTTACAAGTTTTCTCACCACACCAGCTATTAAAACACCACCAGCAATACCCACAACCCATTTCCAATTTTGAGCAATGCCATCAAATATTGCTTTTATACGTTCAATGTTTTCTGGTTTCAGTGCTTGATTAATTATAAATCCACCGACAAGTGCTCCAAAAAAATCTAGTATTTTGTCAAATACATTCTTAATTGGCGCTCCAATTTTGCCGACAATACTGCCAATTGCACCACCAACTTTCTTCAATGATTCAACATCTTTTTCTTTTTGTTGTTTTTTCTTTAAATCTGCTGCCTTCTGTGCATCCTTTAGATCCCTTTTCTCTTTATTAATACGAGAAGAATAATCTAATTCTAATTGCTCTTTTATACTGATAAGGGAATCATTTATCTGTATTAAAGTATTTTTTCCAGTTTCTGGTGCTAGAGATGAAATTGTACCTTCTTTTTTGGCGGTTCCTTTTGCCTTAAGAATATTTGTTATCTTTGTAATTTTTTGTTGGTTGAGGGCAACCTTAGAACCTAGTTCACTAAATTGTTTTTTACTTATTTTATTTGCAGATATTCTTGCTATCTTACCTTCTAACTTATCTACTTTGAATTCTAAATTACCAATGCGATTATCTGCACTGTCAGCACGTAGTTCTAAGTCCGATACCCTGGGTTCTAAATTATCAGCCATTTTGTTGTTGTGCCTTTAGATTTTCCTCTTCAATATATTGTGAGAGTAGAGTCACATAAATTTCTCTCTCCCAAGGTATCATATTCTCTAGTTCTGTTAATGAATATTTATGATGTTGCATGAGGGCAAAGTTAGTTCTATAAAAATTCTCAAGACTCTCATGCGACATCGCTAGTTGAAAAAACTTGCTAATCCCTCAAGAACTACTTCACTCTCAACTTCAGTATTTGGATTTTTGACTTTGATAGTGTGAGAAAGTTTTGGCATAGTCTCAAAAAACTTCTCAACTTCTTTGAACTGCTTGGTGTTCATCTGATCGACAAAATCCTTGAGTTCTTTCTTTGTGCAGTCAGATGCTGACCAAGATTCTTCTTCATTGAAGACAGTATTGATGCATGAGGTAATCACACTCAAAGATTTATCAACATCACTTGAATCTTCACCAACTTCAAAATTACTTTCAACAAATTGATTCAGTGAAGGATACTTCATCTGGAGTGAAAGATTATCATCCAATTTAATAATATTTGAATGCTCAGGATCTTTTTTTACTTTAATTTCATCAATGAAGATTTCAGTGGCAACTTGTGTCTCTCCATCATCAGGACAAGTTACGTTGACTTCTACAGTTTCTCCAACTGATTTTGCTCTAACATTTAAGAATAGGTATTCAATATCAAAAGTGGAAAGGTCATTGACCTTAACACCTCTGCTCATTACACAATCGGAAAGAACAGTTTTAATTGCATCGGAAATTTGTTTGGTATCTTCAGATTCCAATGCCATGATCAAAATTTTCTCTTCTCTTACCAAGAAAGGACGATACTTTATTTTTTTCCCAGTAGAAGGCAATTCCAACTCGTAAGTTGGAGTATTAATTTTTGGTAAAGGCATAACAACCCATTATAATTTCAGTTGTGATTATTTATTATGAATTTTGAAGTTTTGCATTTTGCCCATGATTTACAACATATCTGTCGTAAGCAAATTGAACACTGACTTTGAGCAACTCTGCAGCTCCATATTTAACCGGCATTGAAGTCATACCTTTTGGAAATGCATTGACAAATTCATAAGTCAAAAAGTTATCAGCAACATCAAAATCTTTTTCAAATTTTGTTATTGACAGTGTATCAACTTTATATCCGCCAGTTGCTTTTTGAGATGGACTGGTAGTATCTCCTAAAGGATAATTAAATTTACGATAATATCCTCTTGTATTAGTTTCAGGAGTGGTTGTATGATGAATCGTTCCAGAAATATAATCCATCCAACCCTCAAAGAACTTCAGCATTTTGTAATTTGCATCAACATAGAAAGTAAACTCACTGTCAACATATATTCTTGTGTGTGCAAACTGTTGATTTATACCCTGAAAATTGTCTTTGACTTCTGCTGTTGCAAAAGAACTTGTAGGTAGAGTTGCTTCGGAGCAAAGCATTCCAACATTTCGATTTACCCAGTCATCTTCCAAATTACCATATTTTTCAGTATTGAGCAAATCACAAAGTGCCCTAGGTATGCCGGAAATATAAACCTGATAGTGATTGTCCAGTGCGGGATTAACGAGGTCCTGTCTGTTCAGGGCACTCATTTTATATTTTTGAATAAGTGATGCCACTCTAAATACCTTATATGGACTTTTATTATTAATTATTTAGATGGCATATAGAGGAAAATATCAACCATCCTTTCCAAGAAAGTATAAAGGAGACTCTTCAAACATAGTATATCGTTCTTTATGGGAACGTAAATTTATGGTTTACTGTGATAAAAATGAAAACATCTTGGAATGGGGAAGTGAAGAGATTGCACTTCCATACAGATCACCAGTTGATAACAGAGTTCATCGTTATTTTCCAGACTTTTACATAAAGGTCAAAGAAAATAATGGAAGAATCAAAAAGATGATTGTTGAGATCAAACCACTAAAACAATGTATTGAACCCAAGGTTCAAAAGAAAAAGACCAAAGGATACATCTTTGAAGTTGTCGAATACGCCAAGAATCAGGCAAAATGGGCAGCAGCAAAAGAATGGTGTTTAGATCGTGGTTATGAATTTAAAGTGCTCACAGAAAACGAGTTAGGTATAAAATAATGGCACTAACAGGATATGAAAAGAATAGACTGAATGACTACACAGTCTCTGAATTAATATCCATTGCAAGAAATTATTATGTAACTTTCAAACTACCATCTGGTGAAACTAGTACAAACTATGGAAGATTGAATAAAAACCAACTTATAAGTGAGATTGAAAAAGATAGAGATTATAGATCTGGAGCACCGACAAATTTAACCATAGAAGAATCTGACATCAGACCCACTGACGATGATGGAAACAGAATCAGAGCAATAGTAAACAGATTAATTGGTTCTGAAGGTGCTGATTCATTATGGAATCAAATATCAAGTGTATTGAGTTCTGATACCGATATGGTTCCAGAAATAGGAGAACTTTATACATTTAAATATGTGGCAAAGACTCCAAATATAGTCTATGATCTTTATCCATTAATTGTTGCTGAAAATTACTTACAGTCTCAAAACGGAACAGTTGGATTCATTGGATATAATTTTCACTGGAATAAGTATAGAAAATATACGTGGGAAGAAGTTCAAACACCCTTATATAAAGTTCGTGCAGGGGAACTTGCGGACTTAAGGGAAATTCCTTACGCTAAGTTTCTAAATAGTTAGAAAAAAGATAATGCCAAGAAGAAGAAAAAGACCAGCTAATACTGAACTTGCCGAACAAGTAAGAGAGGCAAATGCTACAAAGGCAGAAGAAGATGCTGCCAGACCCATCAACACGGTTAGAGTTAAAACTACAGGAAGAAATAGAACTAAAACATATCAAAGATGGGATGGAAAACAGTGGGTAACTGGAACGGGAAAAGACGCCGCAAAATATAAAGGATTATATAATAACCAACAAGAATTAAACAAGCAACAGTCAACTGAACAGGCACCTACTAGTGCAGCACCAAAAACACCCCCACCTCCAAAAAGAAAACCAAGGATACCCAAAAAAGGAAAACCAGAAGACTTCTCGAAATTAAATCTCAGATACCCACAAGATGCAATAGAAGAGGGTCAAGATTTTATCAAGTTTGAAGTTTTTAATTATAAGACCAATAGAGCCACAGTGACTCGTGATGATAGCAACTTGATAGAAAAATCATTGGGAACTGTAATTCTTCCAATACCATCCCAAATCAATGATCAAAGTTCGGTCGAATATGGTGCAAGTGGAATGAACTTTATGCAGGAACAAGGTATAGGCGCAGTTAAAAATATAATCGGTTCGGGTGGTATCGGAGATTTCTTTGGAAATACTTCAGAGGAACTTGGAAAAGCATTAGACACAGCAGGCAACAATAAAGCATTAATTAACAATTTTATTGCAAAATCTGCTGTTAATGCAATCGGTGGAAATATAACTGTAGATCAATTGACTGCAAGATCTTCAGGACAAATAATAAATCCAAACATGGAACTGTTATTTACAGGTCCAGCACTTAGAGAATTTAGTTTCACATTCAAGTTTACTCCAAGATTTAAAAAAGAATCCGACGTAGTTAGAGATATCATAAAAGTTTTCAAACGTAACATGAAACCTAAAGGTTCTGGTGGAGACTTTTTAACAACACCAAACGTTTTTAGAATTAAGTATATGATGGGAGCAGAGGAACACAAATTTTTAAATAAATTCAAGATTTGTGCTTTGAAATCCGTAAGGGTCAACTACACTGCTGATGGTGTATATGCAACATATCATGACGGAACTCCAATTTCAATGGAGATGGAATTAGGTTTTAGTGAGTTGACTCCAATTTATAACGAAGATTATGATGAATATGGAAACGATACTGGAGTAGGATTCTGATGGGTTACTTTAGAGAATTACCAAACATAGAATATCAATCATTCTTGTCTGATGCAGTTTCATCTCAAGACTATCTGACAGTAAAAAACTTGTTCAGAAGGAACAAGTTACGTGACGACTTACAAAATGTCTTTACGATGTTTGATAAGTATGAAATTGTACAAGGAGCAAGACCTGATACTGTTGCCGAAGAATTTTACGGTAGAGAAGAACTTGATTGGGTTGTTCTGTTGACTGCAGGAATAATCAATGTAAGAGATGAATGGCCTCTTTCAAATTATGAACTTTATAAGTATGTTGAAAAGAAATACGGAATAGAGGGATTGAACTCTAACCATCACTTTGAAACTATTGAAATAAAGGATTCAAGCAATAGAGTGATCCTTCCTGCAGGCAAACAGGTTGATTCCAATTTCACCTTTAAATATAGTGACAATGGAATCAGTCAAGAAAAAACTGGTTCTGAAGTAAGAATCGGTGTGTCAAACTGGGAATACGAAACTGTATTGAACAATAAAAAATCCTCGATTTATTTACTAAAACGAGAATTTTTACAGCAGTTTTTAAATGATATGAGAGAAATAATGACTTATGGATTGTCCTCGGAATATGTCAACGAATCGACAGTGAAAACCGAGAACACCAGAGTCAAGATTCTTTAGTCGTTTGCAAGAGCAGCAAAGTATGAAAGAGTATCATCGTCATCATTAGAAGACGGTGTGATATCAGGATCATTGAAACCACCACTGCTACTGGACAGGGAGTTCAGTTCTTCCTTCATGGACTGAGGCATAGGATTGCTTTCACCACGATTCTGACGACGGAAATCTTCTTCCTCTTCAACAGTCTCTTGATCCTGGAACTTAGGAGTGCCCTTGATACCAAGAACATAATCAAGACGCTTCTTCAGATCATCATAGGACTTGAACTGGTCAGCAGCAACAAACTCTTCGAGAGAGTATTCCTTCTTCCAGATTGCTTCCATTGCATCATCATCTTCAAGCAGTGCATCCTGACGTGCGAACTCAGAAGAGTCATAGTTACGATAACCGGCAACGTTCTTTGCCTTCAGTTTGAAGTTGGCACCTTGCCAGAAGTCGAACGGATCGATTGCTTC